CCTGTGGCGCCGCGTGATGGACCCGCGCCTGCTGGCCCAGGTGGGGCGCGACGCCGCCCACATCAACATCGACCCGCGCCAGCGGGCCGCGATCGTGCGGAAATACGGGTTGCTGGACCTGGGTTAGGACGGTTGGATGGGGTGGTGACCGTTGACAGGACGTCCGCTGGGCCAAACACCTCGGCCCTTGCGCTTCATTATTGATAGCACCCAGCACAATCAGCACTAGTGCCTGCACCTGTTTTGATTCAAAACCCTCCGACGGCACCATTCGCGCAGCCAGTGGGATAATCCTCGCCTCGCACCTGCAGCCCCGCAGCGCCCCCAACCAGAGGGGCCGCTCTGCTGCAGAACCTTTCCTCCCCGCCTTCGCTGTTTGCCCGTGGAAACCACCCTGAGCCCTTGGCGCATGTCCGTCGCCCCCATGATGGACTGGTTAGACAGGCGGGAAAATCACATATAAATCATCTACTTGCACCGCTCTGATTTTCATCTGTAGCACCATCGCAGCATCACCATAAAAAGCACTGTGAACGCCAGCCGCAAAGGCTGTATATTTACACAGTGTTCTGCGAAGTCATCCCCCTCCGATCCAAAGGCCTACGCCTGCGCCCCGACGAATGGCCCGAGCCATCGCGAGGGCTGCTGCGCATGAGTCACATGTCCCACGATCAGTGCGCGGCCAGGCGCACTGTGCGGCGCGTGGATCTGCTAGGCGAATGGGTGTCACACCCCATCACCCTGATGCTTCTTTTTGAGCCTGAGTTTGTGGACGTGGTGGGTGATGGCTTTTTGCTGCGTGGGCATGTCGTGGACTCCAGCAGCGGGCGCACCTACGAACACGAACAGCTGTGGCTGGTGCGGCCGTGCCTCGACCCGGCAGCGCCACCGCTGCCCAGGTTCGATGCACGGAAATGGATGAAAAAGTTGCCGGTGGAAGAGCGCACCGGCAAAGACCCCTCAGTGAGCGAACAATGGCACAAGATCCACGTCAGGGCCTGATTCCTTACCCCACTCTGCTACGCACACCGACCTGGTATGGCGGAATGCCCGACGAGCGGGTGTTGCCGCTGGAGGCTGCGGCCTATCGGGTGGAGCAGGTGGAGCCAGACCGCTGGACTGTGACGGTGAAGCACACGGGAGAGGTGCTGTATCGGGGGATTGGGCCGGTGGAGGTGGCGGAGTCGCCGGCGCCGTTTTAGGCCAGTCACGCTGCAGTCGCCTTCTGCTGAAGTCAGACACAAGGACACAAAAGAGCAGTCACGCCTCTCAGAAAGTGTCGGAACCGCAATCCGCGCATCAAAAAAGTATGACGAGCGGAAGTCCTTCACTAAGATACGACCAGCAACAACTACAGCAGGTCAGCATGTCGGGAAACATGACGGTTCATTTGTATGACGTTAGACGCCATTCAAGTCCCCCTATAGATCAGATTTTCAATTTAATAATGAACCAACCGCTACCCCAGAGGATGCGGAAAATTGCGAACACTGACATTCGCCTTGAAGAATGCCTACCTCCCCACTCAGCAGCCAATAGCACACCATATTGGCTAATGGACTTCACAAACATCAGACTCAAAAATGGTCCAGGGAAAGCCAATCTTTTGGCACCAATGACTGGATTTAACATTGGCCCAAACGAAGGCTTCGGGGAAGAGACTGCGGTTCTCTATGACGCACAATACCGGGTGCTCATTATTCAATACAACCATCATGGCCCCCGAGCAAGCTCAATATGTTCGTATTTTAACTCGTTCGATCCTAGCTGCACTCACGATTACAGCTTGACAATCCGAGTTGACAACAACACCGCGACAAAATTCAATGGAAAAAGAATTTTAAAGAAAGTAATAATACAGATAACCCCGCCAAAAATATCCGCCCAAATGCGAAACGGCGGTACTAGTTTATCGAAAGCGCTACAAATATCAGACGAACTTGATGCCGAATCAATTGAACTAACTATATCTGCTGGCCGCGCGAGCGGAGCGCAACTAAATCTTAATAAAACAAAGAGGTTCATCGATAACGTCACTCAACAACTTGGCATCAAAGGCGCCGTTGGAAAGCTTTCAGTGACAGGCCAAACGATGCAAGGGACACCAGTAGAATCAATTGACTTATTAGAAGAAAAAATTGAAGTAGAAATTGACAATTTAACTCTTGGATCAGATTTGCGCTATACTCGTGATTCTAGATTTTCCGCTTTGGTCCGCGCTAGAAACGGATGGAGCTCAATAATATGACCTTGTGGGCAGAAAAATTCTATCCAGTAATTTTTGCGATTGCTGCAGCAGTCGCATGGAACTATTTTTCGCCCAACTTTCCTAGAGATGAGAAGGAATTTTTAGGAGCAGCAATTAGCGTGGGATCGATATTTACAGGCTTCATAGCAACTGCCAAAGCAATTCTTGCCGCCTTGCCAAGTGACTCTGTTATCGCTAAGCTCAAAACAAGCGGGTATATCAAGGAGCTCGCCAGTTATCTGACGCAAGCTTTGTACGGCTGCTTGATGTTCAGCATTTACGGAATGGCAGGCTTCTTTCTTCTAGAAGAGAAGTCGCCGTCTCTAAGCAAATCCTATGCTATCGGTTGGATATTTTTTGCAACATTCTCACTATTTGCATTCCACAGAGTGGCGAAGGTGTTGATTGCGATAATCTCCGGAAACCAAAGATAGGCAGATAACTAAGCACGCATAGCTAGTCAATGCGTGGCGGCACCCCGTCATCCCGCACTGGATAGCACCCGCGCAACGCCCGCTCCTGCATCTCCCTGGCCAGCTCGCGCTGCCCTCGCCGCAGGCGCTCGGTCAACTGTTTGACGGCCTTGCGGCCGGGGCCAGGGCGGGCGCCCTGGTGGTGTGCATGCGTGCGCACTGCCATCATTTGGCCCCCTGCTGGCGGCGGGCCTCGATGTCCAGGATCTGGTTGACCTGGCTGGCCAGCTCGCCGTAGCGCGTCTTGCAGATGGCTATCCACTCTGCCGTGTCCCGCTCACTGGCGTAGCCGGTGGTAGGGGTATGGTCAGTTTCAGGGGCGGCAATGGCTGCGGCCGCACCTGCAGGTTCGCTGGCAGGGGTTCGTAGCCCGAGCGAAGAGGCGGTGCCGAGGTTGTTGAGCATGCCGACAGTGCGAGCGTCAAGGCACTGGCGATCAGCAGACAGGGTAGCGATTTGCGCACGGGCTTCTCCCAGCTTGTTGGATAGGGCGGCCACCGTGGCCGCGTGGCGGCCGCTGGCGGTGTCGTTGAATTGGCGCTGCTGCTTAGCATCGGTCTGCCGGGCCTCTTCCGCCTGGCGCTCGATCTCCATGCGCTGCGCCTCTTTGGCGCCCCAGCGCCATTCCTGCACGCGCCAGGCGCCGGTGGCGGCGATGGCGGCGGCCACCAGGGCGGTGGCTGCGTAGGTGTAGAGACCCGGCAGCATCAGTTGTCCTGCGCGGCGTACCGCAGATTGCCCGCCACGCGGCGCGCCCAGCCACGGCCGAAGGTGTCGAAGGTCTGCAGCTTGGCGTAGAACTCCAGGCGCTCGGCGTTGAACTGCAGCACCAGGTCAGCAGGATCTGCGCGACCCACAGCGGCCAGGGTGGCGGGCCCGATGATCCCGTCGTCAGCAACCCCAGCTGCACGCTGCAGCCAGCGCACGGCATTGCCGATGCCGTGATTTACCGCCGCATCCAGTGCCTGGAATGCCAGCGCGCGCGGCAGCTTATCGCCCTGCACGCGGCGCCAGAAGTCACGCTCATAGATGGCCACAGCGTCTTGCCGGGTCAGAGACTTGATGTCCACGGATGGATAGCTGCGCTTGGCGATGCCGTATTTGGTTTCGCCGCCAGGGTCGTTCGGGTGGTTGACGTAGCCACCCTCATGGGACAGCACGCGGTCGATGAGGTCATGAAACAGCGACATGTCAGCCCTCCTTGCGGTCAAACTGCCAGGGCGCACCCTGCGCCCAATAGTGGGATGTGACCAGCTGCACCAGCACGATGGCCAGGGCCAGCAGCACGCCGAACCACGACAGGGGCCAGCCCAGGATGGGCCAGGCCATGCCGGTGGCGGCGACGACACCCAGCACGAAGAACGCAAACCGGATGCCCAGCAGCGTGCCGTGGTGGGTTTTTGTCAGCCGGCAGAACACGCTGAAGAACAGCAGCGCGCAGGCCACTTCGTGCGCGATCAGAAGAGTGCTCATTGCTTGGGCCCCTTGTCCTTGTCCAGGCGCCCAGCGAGCGCCGCCAGCGCGGTGCCCAGGGCATCAAACACAGGCCGCCAGCCGTTGCCCAGTGCACCGATGAGGAATGCCACGGGCGACAGCGCCTCGGTGGCAGGGATTGCCAGATGCGACTGCAGCAGCGCCGACAGGCCGGTAGTCAGCGCCACCGCCGTGAGCGTGCAGCGCAGCAGCAGCCAGAACCCTGCCGCTCGCGTCATCGTCTCTGACGCGCTGAGAGGCCACAGCGCGCCAGCCAGCGCGGCAAACACGATGAGCGCATAGGGCCCGGCCATCGGGCCCAGCAACGCGACGGAGACGGCGGCCAGGCTCAGGCCGGAGGTGGATGTGGGTTCAGGCATGGGCTCCCTCGGTTGTTGTTGTGGTTGTTGCTGCCCACCACCCGCCTGCCAGCGCCCAACGCACCACATCCGCCAGCGTGCGCGGGCTGTAGGTTGTTGGATTGGGCAGGCCCAGCGCGGCGGCAATCCAATCGCTGCAGAACGCAGCGCCCGGTTCGTCGGCGTTGCTGTTGAAGACCTGGCTGCGCAGCAGGTCCAGCCAGCTGTAACGCTGGCCCTTGGTCGCCTCGAAATACGCCAGCACGCGCGGCGCCAGGTGGTCGGGCAGGTCGATGAAATCCCAGTGCGCTATGTCCAGCGCGATGCGTTTGGAGCGCACCCCGCCGTCCATCAAGCTGCTGCTGTACCAGGCGCCATCAATGACGAGCTCGCAGTGGCTGTAGGGTGATCGCGTCCACCACCGCACCAGCGCGTTGCCGATCAGGCCCTTGCCTTTGTAGAGCGCGAGCTGCATCGCTACGACACCTGCGCGCCCACTGCGGCGATTGCTTGCAAGATGGCCTCTGCAGCGGTATGCGCTTGGGCGTCGGTCGCTGCGCGCAGCACCTCATATTTGCGCATGCGCAGGGCCGACAGCGCGGCCTGGGCGGCGCGCAGGTTGGCGGCCTGGGACAAGATCAGGTCGGTAGCCGCCTGGGCCTGCATGCCTGCGGGCGTGGCGAACTGGGCGACCATGGCTGGCACGGGGCCGGTGTAGCCCGCGTCCTTGAATGCTTGGGCTTGGGCCTCGCGCTCCTGGTACTCAATGGCGAAGCGGGTGAAGCGCCCATAGATTGCCGCCACGGCCTCATCGATCTGCGTGACCAGCCCGGAGCGCAGGGCCTGCGAGCGCTGGGCAATGACGGGCGCCGGGATGGGCTGCGCCACCCAGTCCTGCACCCATTTGCCGCCGATGATCTGCGGGTCTACCGCCACCAGTTCGTGCGTTGTGGCGTCGTATGCGGGCTGGTCCAGGATGGTCAGCACGTCGTAGCCGAGGGCGTCGGCCACATCGGATGTGACGGTGGCGCCAAAGCTGGCGCGCTGGCTCTCGCGCTGGCGCAGTTGGTCGGGGGTCAGGATTTCGCCCGACTGGCGGGCGCGGAAGGCGTAGCTGCTCATGGGGTGGGCCTCAGAGGTAGGGTGTGACGGTCAGGGAGCCAGCGGCGTCGGTCATGTCGCCAGTGGCTTCGGTGTGTGTGCCTGCGGCGTCGGTGATCGTGGGCGTTGCGCTGCTGGGCGAGCCGACATTGCTGGTGAGCGTGGACTCGGCATAGACGATGACTGAGCCGTATGTGCCCGTGCCGCTGCCGTCATCGGGCAGCTTGGCAGTGAGCGCGTCTTGCGCGGTGCTGGGCATACTTGCCAAGCTGCTGGCCGCGTACAAAAATCCCGACGCGTGAGACAGCCGAGAGCCAGCCGCCGCGACCCCTGGGCCAGTGAGCGACCGCTGCCACACCAGGGAGCCGTCAGACGCCAAGAATTTGAACAGGTACTTGGTGCCAGATGCGTACACATGCACGCCATCGCTGGACAGCGTGACGGCCGCAAGAAACGTCAGCGCTGTGTCGCCCGACATGTAGCGCATCCACTGCAGCGTGCCGCCGCTGTTGTACTTGGCGACATAGGGCTTGGTGACGCTGGCTGTGCGCGTTGTCCCCGCCGCGTAGATGTTGCCGCTGCTGTCCACAGCGGCGCCGTACATCAAGTTGCCGTAAGCATCAATGCGGCGCGCGATGACTTGCGACACGCTGCCGGTTGTCCCGCATTTGACGACAAGCCCCCATGTGTCCGAGTTGGCCGTGATGACCTGGTGCGTCGCAAAATACAAGTTGCCAGAGCTGTCAATGCTCAAGCCCGCAGGTTCTTGCAGATTGTTGGTGGCGTGCGATACGACTCGCTGCCACTGGATCGTGCCGCCTGCGCTGTATTTTGCGAGCAGCGCGGTCTCTTTGGCTGCGGAAATCTTGCCCAACACATAGAGGTCGCCCGACGCATCCAGAACGCACGAAGTCAAGTTGGTGCTGACGGTGGTGGTGAGTTTGCGTTGCCAGAGCAACGTGCCGCTGCTGTTGTATTTTGCGACGTAACCCGAACTGATGGAGCCCGATGGAGTGCCCAGCCCGACCACATAAATGTTGTCGGACGCATCAACTACAGCACTGTTCACCGTACAAGAAATGCCGAGCGACAACTTGCGCTGCCACAGCAGCGATCCGTCAGCGGCGAGCTTTGCCACGTAGCCGGTCAGCGGCGACGAGCTGTACCCGACCACAATTCGATTACCCGAACTGTCGAGCACGGTCGCGTTGCCGTAGTCAGTTGACGTGCTGGCGCCCGCCAGCGTGACGAGTCCGACAGGCGGCTTGGGACGCGACGCTGCGCCCAGCATGGCGCGGTGTGCAAGCGTCAGCATGTCAGGTCACCTTCCCGCAGTACAGGCCATAGAGCTGACTGCCTTGCTTGTCGAGCTGCACGCGGATGGCGCCGGTTGCGGGCGACTCTGGCACCTGGCTCCACCACCATTTGATCGTCGGCCAGATCATGGTGTAGCCCGCTGGCGTGATGGTCAGCACCATGCTTTCACCCGAGCCGAGCGAGTCTGTGAAGGTCACATTGCCGGTCAGCGTCTTGGTTTGATTGCTGCCCAGCGATGGATTGAGCGCCAGCGCAGGCATGGCGACGGGAGTCTCGGTGATCTTTCCGGCCAGGCGCAGGTCGGTGAAGGTTTGGCCGTCGTAAGACGCTATAGACGTTGGGCCGATGGCCCACGCCACGTAGGTTCCGCTGCCCTGCGCACTGGTGACATTGACCACCAGCACGCCCGTCGTGGCGTCGTAGCTGGTGACAGTGCCGATCATGCGGTTGCTGGGCGTGGTGGTGTAGGCAATCACCACCTCCATGCCGGGGATGAATCCCTTGTCGGTGCCGGTGGTTAGCGTCTTGCTGCCAGTGCCGACGGCAAGACTGGTGACGCTGGTGCCTGTGATGGCCTGGCCGAAGGCCGTACCAGCGACAGAAATCTCGCCCGCGAAAATCGCCATCCAGGCGAGGAAGCCGTCCATGTCGGACGCGAAGCTCTCGGGGTTGAGCGTGCTGGGTACGGTTGGTGCGGGGGTCATTAGATTTCCTCCAATTTGAGGGACACCTGTGCGTGGGTGCTGCTGTACTGGGTGTTGATGGAAAACGCCTTGTAGATGCCAAGGATCAGGAAGGCTTCAAACCAGTCGCTTGAGCCTTGGTCATCCAGGCCGGACCACACGGCGGGCACGGTGTTCAGGCGGATGCGGGCGTCCAGCAGGTCGTTGACATACGCCTTTTCGATCAGGCATGTCTGGCTGGTGGTGGGCAGGGTGCGGCGTGGGCGCAGGGTGGCCGTGCCGTACAGGTCGCGGTCCACGGTGGAGAAGTTGAGTGCGTCGTTCTCGGCACCGGGGACGATCTTGCCCATGTACACATAGTTGCCCACCACCAGCGACCCGAGCTTGACGGAGCCGGTGGCTCGGGTTAGCGTGACGCGGACCTGGGCGGCGAAGAACGGGGGCAGGTCGAATTGCAGCACGCTGGCTTGAAGGCCGAATGGCTTGAAGCAGTATTCGTAGCCATCGCGCACGCGGCGCAGCTTGAGGTCGAACGACTTGTCGTACACCACCACGCCGTCGTTGATCATCTCGATGCGCAGGCCGTCAGCCTCCAGGCCCATGCACGCCACGGAGTTGATGCGAGCGCCTGGCGCCACGGTGATGACCATGGGCGATGTGCCGACAGACTGCGTGTTGCGCGCCGAATCGAGGCTGGCCCAGCGGTTGGTGACACCGACTTCCAGCCACCAGTCGTTGCGGTCAAGCGGGGGAACCGGGAGCGAGTTGCCGGTGTTGCTGGCCTGCAGGCTTTCGTAAATGCGGTGCGTGCTGGTGCTGATGACCTGCGCGCCCAGTGCGTAGGTGGTGCCCGCGTTGTAGACGGACTCGCCCGTATCGGGCTCGGGCACGGTGCTGCTGATGAGCGTGGGGGTGACAGGGAGGATGACCTGCATCTATGCGACCTCCGTGACGAGCGTCACTTGCTTGTTGACGATGCCGGTCATGCCGTTAGCGGTGAGACCGCTGCTGTTGCGGATGGCAGCCAGCTCCGCCTTGTGGGTAGCGAGTTCAGCCCTCAGTGCCCGCAGCTCAGCCACCACAGCATCGTTGTTGGCACTTGGTGCAGCTGCGCCAAGTGCTACAGGGTTGTATGCAGCCGGTACAACCAAACTAGCCTGGGGACCTGTTTGGGTTACACCGAGCTTCTGCAGATATGGCGCCACATAGGCGCGCAGGGCTTCGTCAGGCGCACCGGCAGCGGACAGCAGGAACTGCTGCGTGAAATCCGCCATGCTCACGGCGCCAGTGGCCAGGCTCTTTGTCCAGAAGTCGTAGCCCTGCTGGTCGATCTGGCTCACATCGGTGCCGATGCCGCTGCGGCCCACCATGGCGTAAGCGTTGCGCACGGTCTGGTCAATGGTGCCCATGCTCGACAGCACGCCGATGGCCTTTTGCGCCTCGGCAGACAGGCCCAGCGCCGTGCCCAGCATGGGTAGCAGGCCCTGCTGCAAACCGAGCCCGTCTTGCAGTGCGGCGGATGTGTCGGGGTCAAAGCCGATGCCACCCAGCATGCGCTCGATGGTCACGCGGTCCACTGCGGAGAGCTTGAGGCCGTCCAGCAGCCCGCTGACTTGCTCTGCCGCTGCAGGGCTCAGGGTCAGGCCGTTGAGCAGGCCATTGACTTGTGCCGATGCCACCGACGACAAGGACACGCCAGAGGCCAGGGTGTTGATCTGGTCTTGCGCGGGGGCAGCGAAGGACACGCCTGCAGCGATCAGCGCGATCTGCTTACGGGCAACGTCGGCAAACGACAAGCCCGCCGTGAGCTGCGCCGCTTGGGCCGCCGCGCTGTCGGTAAAGCCAACACCCTGCGCAATCTGGCCGAGCTGCTGTTGGGCCGCATCGCTAAACGAAACGCCCTCGGCGATGCGCTTGACGTTCTCCACCAATGCATCCGAGATGCCCAGCCCGCCCGCGATCAGGTCAAGCTGCCCCACTGCGGCCCCGGTGAACCCAATGCCACCGGCCAGCGCGTCGGCACGGCCTGCGGCGTCTGGCGCAAAGCCAATGCCTGCCATGAGTGCATCGACCTGCGCGGATGCCTCGGACGACATGCCCAGGATGGTCTGCAGGCTGCGGAACTTGTCGGACTCCAGATCAAAGCCCAGGATGGTGTGCAGGGCCTCGAAATTGGGAGAGCTGGTGTCGTAGCCGACGATGGTGCGCAGGGCGTCGAACTTGGCGGGGTCGAAAGCCAGGGCGCCACCGATGGCCGCTGCGAGGTCCGTCGCGGCCTGGCCCACCAGCAAGGCGACTTCCGTGCCGAACTGCTGGCCGATCTGTGAAACGTTCTCGGGCGTGAGGCCCAGGGCGCCGGTGATGGACGCCAGGGCTTCGTCGGTGATGTTCAGCGCGGCAGACAGGCTGTTGGCCTGGTTGGCCGCAATGGCGTTCACCAGGTCCTCGGTGAGGCCGAGTGCATCGAGTGCGGCCAGGGCCACGTCGAGCTTGAGATTGGCCGCTGCCTGCGCCTGTGTGGCCCCCACGTATTCGTCGCGCAGTTGGGCCAGGGTCTTGTCAACGGTCTGAATGCCCAGGTCGGTGCTGGTGCCGGTGGCCTCCATGAGGGCCAGGTACTTCACCACGTCAATCTGCGCGTCGGCAATCTGCTGCTGCAGGGTGAGGTTTTGCGCGTCGTACTTCTGCACCAGCGGGTCGGACTCTGCCGCCGTCGCCAGCTTGTTGAGTTGGATGCTGACGCGGGCAGCGTCGCGGGCGTATTCAACGCTGGTGCGGGCATTGGCGCGGGCCACGTCGAGGTATGCGCCAGCCACGCCGGTGAGGGCATCGCGTGCGCCCTGGTCGCCAGCACCCGCGCGGGATGCGGTGGTGCTGAACTGCTGGCCCAGCATCTGGTAGCGGGCATCCAGCCCAAGCCCACTGTTGGGGCCGGTGGTGAGGTCGGACACAAAGCCGCGCAGCGATTGGGCAAAGCTGCGCGTGGCGTCGGCCGCCTGCTTTTCCAGGTCGATGACCTTTTGCTGGGCGTCGTTGTAGCCTTCCCAGATGGACATGCGGGACGCGGCCACGCGGGCGTCGGCCTGGTCCACCCCGCTGCGCATGTCGGCGAGGCTGCCAGCCAGGGATACGAAGGCGCCGCGCGTGGCGCTACGGGTGGCATCCAGCGTCTGATTGAGCTGCGCAAGACCGCCCGACAGCCCCATGAGCGCAGCGTATGCCTTGCGGCCCGCCTGCGTGGTGAGGTCTTGAGACTCCACCAGGCTGCGCAGGGCGGCAGCGTTGGCTGGAAGGGCGTAGCCCAGTTCTCCGAAAGCCTCGCCCAGCGATGCTGTGGCAAGGGCCGCGCGCTCGGCGTCGGTGTAGTAGGCGTCAAAGTACCCGCTGGTGGTTGCCGTGAACTGGTCAATTCCGCCAAAAAGGTCCACCAGTTGCGAGGCCATGTCGCCACCAGCCAGGCTGGCGTCGTACAGCGTCTGCCCCAGCGACTCAAACACCGCATTCACAGCGCCCAGGCTGGAGGCCAAACGCGTGAGGGTGTCGATGGCCTTTTCACCCTCGCGGGCATACTGGCTTTGGACGTAGCGGGCGCCAGTGGAGATGCTGGTGGTGGTCTCGTAGACCATGTTGCTGTTTTCGCCCTCGCCGCCGATGTTGCGGCCCAGCACCTGCGTGACGGTGCTGGTGAAGGACTCCCACTGGCCGATGACCTGCATGGCCAGGTCGTTGTTGGCGGTGGCCAGGGCCTCGGCAATCTTGGCCTGAATCTGGTCGCCGTTCAGACCTTCGAAGTTCAGCCCCTTGTCGGACCCGCCGAGCTGGGTGGTGAACTTGCGCACGGCTTCGGAGCCCAGGCCCAGAACGTCGGCCATGTCGCCCACGCTGGTGCGCAGGGTGTCGTAAGCGGTCTGGATGGCCTGGGACTGCTTGGCAGTGGCGTCTGCCACGCTGCCGTACTCAGCCTCCAGCTTGTTGACGACCATTTGCAGCGCGGCGCCCTGCGAGCTGTCGGCCAGCCCGGCCTGCTGCATGGCATCCAGCTGCGCGCGCTTGGCTTGCAGCTCTGCAACGGGGTTGAAGGTTTCATAGCTGGGACCGCCGAACAGCGTGCCGCCCTGGCGCCATTCCTCCCACGGCGACAACGTGCCGCCACCCAGCGTGCCCGACAGGCCGCCGCCCACCTTGCGCTCGCTGCGGAAGGCGCCGAGCGCATTGAGGGCAAGGGCCGCCACGGCCGCAGCCACCCCCGCCCCGGCCAGGTTGGACATGCCGCCCGACAGGGGGTTGGCGAGCTGCGTGCCAGCGGGCATGTAGGCGCTGGGGTTGTTGCCGATGATGGGGGCGGCGTTGCTCAGGCCCAGGCTCTGGCCCACGCTGGAGGTGGCAAAGTTGTAGTACGCGCTGCCGGGCGCCGTGAGGCCGGACATACCCCCCTGGTAGAGGCTGTAGGCGTTTTTGGCGGCAGAGGCACCGTTGATCACACCCATGACGCCACCACCGCCACCCGATGCAGGCCCCATGCCAATGGCGCCCATGAGAGCGCCAGCGCCGTACTGCACCACGGGCTGCAGCACCAGCGTGCTGAACAGCCGCTGCAGGTATTGGGCGGCGTTTTTGCCCCCGCCCATGATGTAGTCGGCCAGGGTGTCGCCGATGGTTTTGGAGGTGCGCGCCCAGTCTTCTTCGACCGCCTTGGACACTGCGGCCTGACCTTCGACCATTTGGGCCTGGCGGGCGGTGTCGCGGGCGCGTTGCTTTTCCTCTTCAGTGGCGCTGGAGCGGTCGATGGCGGCCAGTTCTTTGGCGTACTTCAGCTCGACCTGGCGCAGCGCGACGGTTTTGGCCCGCTCCAGCGCAGACAACCCGGCCAGCTGGGCTTCGTCGGCATAGACGGCCGCCATGGCCTGGGCAGAGCGCAGCAGTTCGTCGGCCTGGGCATTGATGGCCTTGCCGTCGCCGCCGCGCAGGGCGTTCACATAACGCTCCTGCTGCTGGATGGCGTATTCCATGGCAGAGATACGCGCAGGGTCCCACGGGCCGGCAGCTTTTTCGTTGGCAAGGTAGAGCTTTTGCTGTGCCAGCGCGGCCTCTTCGATAGCCGTTTTGCTGCGGCCGAAGCTGGCGTTGGCGGCCTCTTGCTGGTCGGCCTGGGTGCCGTAGGCGTCGCCTGTCTTGACAATGGAGTCCAGAAACTTGCGGTAGGCGGCTTCGGACTCTTCAATGGTCTTGAGACGAGCTTTCTCGGTGACTGTGGCGCGTTCAGCAGCTGCCAAGCGGTCAGCCTCTACAAGGGCAAGCTCTTTCTGGGCACGGGCAGTGCCTGTGATGCTGGTTTTCAGCTCTTCGCGGATCTTGGCGGCGCGCTGTTCGCCAGCGGTGAGCTTTTCCACCTCGGCACCGCGCGCGCGCAGCTGCTCCAGGTAGCGTTCGGCCTCATTGGCCTGGGCACGCAGGGCGGCCACTTCGTTTTCTCCGCCAGAGGCAGCGCCTGAGCCCGTGGGCTTGTACTGGTCACGGATGGCGCGTTCGCCACGGGCAACAGCATCAGGCGCCAGGCGCTCAGAATTGGGGTTGACGGCGCGCAGCGCTTCAAGCTGCGTGCGGTATTCCTTCAGCGCAGCATTCATTTGCTGCTGCTTGGTTAGGCCCTTGTCCTGGGTTTTGAGCAGCGCATCGGCCGCTTCGATGCCCGCCTTTTCAGCCTTGGCGCGTTCTGCCTGGGCTTCAGCGCCCCGGCGGGTCATGCGCTCCTGCTCCTGGAGGATGCTTAGTTGCTGACGCAGCGCCTCAATCTCGCCCGCGACGATCTTCCCAGCGCGCGTGTCACGATACGAATCAAGGCCCGTTTCCTTGTTCGCAATAAGCATGCGAACACGACCAATTTCGTCCCCGACCGTGGATTGACGCCCAACCTTAAGAGCGGCATCCCAGTACGATTTCGCAGCGTCAGTAGCCGCCCTCCATGCGCGCTCGATCGTTCCTAGCTGCCCCTCGGTGGTTGTTGCCACGTTGGACATTGCCTTGTCATAGGTCTGCTGCGAGAGCGTGGCAGCTTCACTGGCCTTGCCCTGGTCTTGCAATGCCTTGATCTGCTCATACACCGCCGCCGTGAGGTAGTTGTAGCGTTCGTTGAGCTTTTTGGCTGCCTCCACAGGCTCTTTGCCCAGCTCGGCAAACTCTTTCACCGTGTCTTTGACAGCCACGCCTGCATTGCGCTCCAGCCGGATGGCGGTGGCGGTGAACTGCTCCAGGTTTTGCGATGCGATGCTGCCGGTGCCCACCAGTTGGGCTACCACTTCGGCTGCCTTGGACTGGGTGCCCACCACGGCCGACACGCGCTCTGCCATGCCTTGCAGCTGTGACGTGGTGACGCCCGCAGCGTTGCCCGTGAGGGCGATGGAACGGGCGTAGGCATCAGCCTCTGCACTGCCCTGCTTGTAGGCCAGTGCCAGAGCCACACCCGCAGCCGCAGCCACAGTGAACGGGTTGACCAGCCCCACCACATACCCGCCCAGCGCCTTGGCGGCATTGCCTGCGCCGCCGAACATGTCCTTGAGCTGGCCGCCCTGCTGCAGGAACACGGTGAGCGGCGCCTGGCCGCTGGCCAGGCTGGTGACGATGTCGGTGAACTGCGCCGGCACGCCACGCAATGCGGCGGCCGTCTGCTTGGCGGACACTCCAACGGCGTCCACCCCGCCAGCCACGCGGCGCAGGCCCGCCTCAGTCTGCTGGACGCCGTCGAGGCTGAGGGTGATGCCAAGGGGGGTTGTCATGCAGCGTTACCGGTAGGGTGGTGGTTAGTCTTTGGCGCGCAGCTCGCTCCAGGCTTCGAGGCAGGCGACTTCGCAGGCCTGCAGGCAGGCGAACAGCTCGCGCCGATCGGGGCCAGGCTCAATGCCTTGTTCGTCCAGGTAGGCGCGCACGCCGCTGTAGTCGAGGCCCGTGGCGCCGCCACCAAAGCCGGCGCGCCACTGGGTTTGCAGCTGCTGCCAGTGGCCCCATGCGTCCACGCATTCGGGCCAGAGGTAGACGGTGTCGCCGCCGGGGTCTGGCTCGCCCTGCGCGTCAAACGCACCCACGGCCGCCAGCTGCGAGAGCAGCCCACCCATGGGGCTGGTCGGGTCTGGCCCCGGCTGCTGTGGCTGTTGGGCAGAGTGGCGCGCATGGTTGTGCTCAGCGATCCGGCGGGCGACCTGGGCTAGTTTTTTTCCTTGGCGCCGTTCTCGCGCATGTAGTTGCCCCAGGCCAGGGCCGATACGCCAGGGGTCTTGCACAGGGCCAGCCAGGCGTCGGTGCCGTAGGGCACAGGCTGGTTGTCTTTGCCTTTCACGTCGTACCAGTCTTCAATGACGGAGGCCATGAAGTCGGAATACACATAGGTGCCGTCTGGCGTCTTCAGGGCTTCGATTTCGTCGGTATCGAGCCGCTTGCACAGCAGACCGAAGTCGAAGGGCTTGTCGATGCCCTCGCTGTTGCGGAAACTGCCCTTGACGCGGAACTTGACCTTGCTGTCTACGATGATGGAAATGGACATGGTTGCACCCGATGAATCAGGCCCGAGTGAAGGGGTGCGCGGCTGCCCGCTCGGGCAAGACAGGCCACCAGACCAAGGCCTGGTGTGCCGCGCACTGAACTGGCAGGCATGCCGACACGCGGCATGCACAGGAAGGCGCGGGCGATCAGCTCGCGTAGACGGTGGGGAGGTTTTGCGCCTCGATGGTCACAGGGGTCTGCACCACGCCCTGGGCCTGACCGGTGGGCACGCCTGCGGCGCCCACGTAGCCGGTGAGGAGCATCTTTGCACCGGCACCAAAGCGCAGGCGGATGGCACGCTTAGTCTTGGACTTGTAGGCCTTGTTGCATTCAACCCAGCCAGGGTCGGTCAGGTCGAAGAAGTTGGTCATGGCCAGCGTGAGGGGCGCGGCAATGGTGGGCACCTGCTTGCGCACCTGGTCGTGGATGGTGGTGATGTCGGCCTTTTCGTAGTCGCCACCGCTAGGGCTGATCTGCTGCACGCTGTTGAAGGACGCACCGAAGGTGACGATCTGGTAGCTGCCGTTGACGAAGGTGTCGTACAGCGTGGTGTCCTCGCCTTCCAGCTCGAACGTCTTGGCCGTGGTGTTGACGTTGGCAATGCGGACGATTCGGTCATTCACCTGGCTCATGCCGTTGGCGGTGATGACGATGTGGTCGCCGTTGGCGGGGTTGACGACACCGCTGTAGGTAGCGACGCCCGTGGAGGCCTTGCTGATGGCGGTGATGGTGACGGCAGCGGCCAGTGCGGTTTGCACGTCGATGCCTACGTTGGTCCAGAAGATGGGGTTTGCCATTTGGGTTACCTCGTTGGTAGGGGGAATCAGAAGAAGGTCGCAGCCGCCGTGGCGTGCCGCACGTAGAAAGTCACCGTGGCGCAGGCGGTTTGGTCGCCGTCCACGTCGAAATCCCAGGACACGCCCTGGGGGTCGATGGACCCCACCAGGCCGCCGAGGGATGGGTCTTGCATCAGCCGTTGCACGGCCGCGCCCATGAGCTCGTCCACCGCCACATCCACCGGGCTGGCGGTGGTGCCGCGTGCGTAGCAGTCCACCGCCACAGCGGTGAGCCACAGCGCCATGGCGCCCTGCCCCACCGATGCGTCGCGCTCTGCCTGGGCTGGCCGCACCACGATGGCCGTGGCCATCTGCTGCGGCACCACCCGGGCGCGGGCGCGAAACACGTTGGGCGACACGGGCGCAGCGGCCTGCAGGGCTGCCTGCATGGCGCCGAGCACCTGGGCGAACTTGGTGGGGGTGGTCATGCGGCCTCCAGCAGCAGGCGGGTGGACCCAACACCGTCAGGCTCCACCGCTGCCACCAGGTAGGCAACACCGTTGACGGTGATGGCCTTGCCTACGGGCTGCGCTGGCACCTGGGCGGACGGGACTGCCACCGCTGGCTGGGATCCGCTCATGCCCAATGGCCCCACCGAGCCCAGGGCGTAGCCATCGTCAAAGATGCCGCCGATGGCGCTGCCGCCATCGATGGACACTTCGGCATTGGCGAGCCGGGTGAACACCGCGTTGTTCACGCGGGATTCGAGGGCCGCGAAGGGGGCGAGGGACATGGCGCAGCGCTGCCAGTCAGGCGTTGATGCTGACTTCGACTGTGGTGGCGCCAGAGCCCGCAGCCTTGGCCGCATAGCCCGCCAGGGTGTTGCCGCTGGCGGTGGTGGTCAGGCGCTTGTTGGTGTTGTCCCAGTACAGCGCAGCGCCCTGTGCGGGCGTGTCTGTACTGAGCTTGGCAATCGTGAACACGCCACGGACGCGGACGGAGCCGGTTGCGCCGTTGGCGATGTTGGCGAGCGCCACACCCACTTTGGTGCCGATGAGCACCATGGCGCCGCTTGCCAGCGCCGCGCCCGTGGTGTTCGTGTAGTCCAGCACATCGCCGGACATGAGGTAGTTGCCTGCCATGATGGTTTCCTTGGGTCAGGGTTAAGAGGTCGGGCCGGGTGTGGCTTGCTGCGCTGGCGGCGTATCAGGCGCCAGCGTTGGTGACGGCACCGCGATAGTCGGTACCGGCCACGCCGAAATCGAGGCGTACCTTCCAACGGGCGCCATCCGTGGTGAAGGCTTCTTCCATTTCGATGTAAGGCATGTCGATGCCATCGAGGAAGGCCACCTCCATCACCGGCGCCTGCACGGGGTCGGCAAAGAGGTACCAGCGGGTGCCAGACAAACGCGGCGAACCCACGATGTCGCGCACCATGCCGGCGGCGATGTTGGCGCGCTGCAGCTTGTTGGCGGCGTCAGGGTCGAAGGTGGAGTTGTTGACCACCTTGGCCTGGCCCACGATGCCGTCCGGGCCCAGCCACACATCGGGCGAGATCTCCAGAAAGTCATTACCGCCCACGTCCTTCTGGGCACGCATCAGTACGCGAGCCGCTTCAAACGATGTGACGGTGGGCGCGGCGGCGGTGCCAGCGATGTTGCCGTGGTCTGCGTGGAACAGCGTTTTTCCGTCATTCAGCAACGGACCCAGGCCGCTGTTGGACAGCAGCGACGAATACACACCCGCCTCGATGGTTCGCTTGGCAGCACGCCCTAGACTGGAAGCCAGGCCAGTAAATGCGCCCAGATCATCATCAATGATCATCTCGCGGCTGATGTTGATGATGTTGCCTTTGGTACCGGCCTTGATGGTGCCCTTTTCACCATCGGGGATCACCTTGTTGCGGTACTCGCCCAGCTCGTTTTTATCCTCCAGATTGGAGAGGCTTCCCACGCGGTAGCGGTTGTGCTCACGGAAGTCGCCAACCGAGCCGCGGGCGCAAAAGCGGGTCCAGGTGTCAGCCTGCAGGGTGTACGCACCTTGCAGGGTTTTGTGCAGCACGTTCTCCAGCAGGATGGGGAAGTCGCTGCGCGAGGTGGTGAAGGCTGCGGCCACCAGGGCGCGCTGGTCCATGCCTTCGGTGCGCACACCAGCGCGCACCAGGCAGGCCTCGGCAATGGCTAGCAGCTTGCGGCCGCGCAGAGGGTTGGCACCTTCGGCACGCACAGGGCCGCTCTTGTCCAGCGCGATGTTGCCGCGCGCCAGTACGGCCTGCACACCGGCGGCCACGAACTTGTCGCGCTCGTCTTCCACCGTGCGCACGTTGCCACCGGCGGCAGGCTGCATAGTCTTGCCCACGTGGGCCAGCAGGCGCAGGCCTGCAGCCTCGGGCGTGACGGTGTGATCGTCTTCGCATTGGCGAAGGATGGCTTGCACGCCATCGACGCTCAGGTGCGGTTCGAAGGCAGCGCGAATGCCTTCACGGCGGGCCTTGTCTGCGGCCAGGATGGCAGCAGCGTCAGGCACCATGGTGGCGGCTGCAGCAGGGGCTGCGGGGGCTGCAGGGGTGGCGCTTCCGCCACCGGCCGCAACAGCGCCAGCAGCACCGACGGCGGCCAGCAGCAGGTGGGAACGGAATTTCGTCATGGAATCCTCATCAGCGGAAGGTGCAGCAGCTGCTGCGGGAGTGCCCCCTGCCTGCAGCGATGCAGGCAGCGAGCGGAAACGGGACAAAGGCAGGTCGCGCGCGGCGCTGGCGGCCACGGGCACGGGGTCGGTCACGGCGTCGATGAACTTGGCGTCCAGCGCCTCGGCTGCGGTGTAGTAGTGGTCCTTGCCATCGGTCAGCAGAGCCAGCATGGCGGGCTGGTCGCCCGTGCGGGCGGCGTAGCTGGTGGACATGGCAGCGGCCCAGGTGTCGAGCTGGTCGGCTACCTCGCGCAGCTCGGCCGCGTTGCCAGCGGCATAGGTCCAGGGCGCATGGATCATCAGCATGGCGTTGTCAGCCATGTGCACCTTGTCGCCTGCCATGGCGATCAGGCTGGCGATGGAAAAGGCCATGCCATCGACCTCAGTGGTGATGGTGGCTGGGTGGCGACGCATTGCGTTAAAGATGGCCAGGCCATCAGGCACGCTGCCGCCGATGCTGTTGATGCGGACGGTGATGGCCTCGGCCTCCAGCGCGTTCAGGTCTTTGACGAACTGGGCGGCGCTGACGGTTTCTTCCCACCAGCTTTCGCCAATGTCGCCGTAGATGTAGATCTCAGCCGCTGCAGCGACACCCATGGCCGCCGCTGCAAGCGCTGTGCGGCGGCGGATGGCGTACCAGGTGGGTGCGTTTTGAGTCATGGACACTGCCTTTAATCGGTCGGTTGGTGCGCACTGCGCGCACGTCTCGAATAAGGTCAGTGTCTTGATTCGGCTGTCTCATTTACAGGGGGAAAATGAGACAATTTTCAGGGGCCTAGTTTTGGGCTGAAGCGTTGCCCGGCGCGGGTTCTGGCGGGTTTGACGCATCGACCTGGGCAGCGTTGCTGTCTCCTCCTGCCCCCTTCATGTACCGCGCATCGCTGGTGAACTGCAGGCCCATGCTGTCGTTGGCGGTGCGCCACTCCACAATTTGCTGGCGCACGTCGCGAGGGTTGCCGCCGGCGGCGCGGATGGCCTGCTGTTCGCTGGCGAAGCCTGCCTGGGTACGCTTCTCCCACGCCATCACTTCCTTGAGCGGGTCAATCCACGGCATGGACTGGCCCAGGTACAGCGCATCGGCGGCGCGATCTTCTGGCACATCCCATGGGCGCTTGACCACGCCCGAAAGGTGAGCCACCTGCACGAAGCGCTTGTAGTCGGGTTGCTTCCACATGCACACGAACTCATCGGCCAGGACGGCATAGTGCATCCACTGCTCTACCAACTCCTGCCGCTGGGCGCTGTACGTACCGTCGTAGTTGCGGCTGACGCTGGAGTAGCCCGCACCGATGCCCGCTGCAAACGCCTTGAGCTGGCCCGCACGCCAGCCCACCAGGTTGGGGTTGGGCCGGTCAGACTTGACCATGCCGATTTCTTCGCCCACCAGCAGGTCATCAAACACCATGCCGGGCGACATGCGAATGTCGCGCGGAAGGATGTTGCCGCGCTCGTCCTTGCGGTCATCTGGGATAGATGCTGGGTCGAAACCTTCAGGGCTGGTGCGCTTGACGTAGGCCGTCATGGACGCGGCGATCTTGGCGGCGATGCGCTCGGACTCTTCATAGTCCTTGAGGTCTTCGATGCGGGTGAGCACGCTGGCGAACTCGGAAACGCCCCGGAACTGATGCAAGCGATCAAGTGTGGCGATGTGCATCATCCGGTCGGCAGGCACGGCCTTGATATCTTGCGGCGACAGCCAATTGGCGCCCATGTTGTCACGCGGGTCGGACTTGTACACGAAGTAGTTGAGCGCTTGCCCCCAGGCGTTGGCCTGAATGCCCTGTTTGATGCGGTTGGCCGGGTCGCTGTAGTCCAGTGGCACAAAGTCGGGCTCAAAAAGCTCGATGGAGTAAGGCACTGCGGTGTAGTGCTTGAGGCCAGGCACTTCGCCGTACACCTGTTGACCAAAGCCCTCACCATCTCGAAACCAGGTGTAGGCCATGATGCGTTGGGCCATGCTGTCGCTGAATTTGCGGGTGACCTCGGGTTTTTCGCAGTGGCGCTTGTAGGCGTCGGCCAGCTGTTCCGCATAGGCGGTGTGGATGGTGCCGTCCAGACGGCGCGGCTGGGGGTCCACACCGATGCCAGAGGCACCAATGGTGCTGTTGACCAGCACGCGCAGGGCCCCCCGGAAGATGTCGTGGTTGCGCTCCAGGTCTCGGGCGATGGCGCGGAGCGAGGCCGCGTCACGCTGCACGATGTCATTGGGCGCCCGGTTGCTGCGGCGCTTGCTGCGGAAGGGGCTGGGGGCCGTGGCCTCATACCGGTTGAGCACCTTGCGGGCGTGGGCACGGCGCAGGCGCTCTGATGGGTCGGTGAGGTACACCCAGAAGTCGAAGGCGTTCATGGTGGAGGCTCCGGGGCGCGGTCAGTTGCAGTCGTTGAAGCTGGCCACGGCGTAACCGCCAAGGCCGCCACGGCGGCCAGCAGGCTGCGCCTCGGCGCGGGCCTTGGCCTCCCACTCCTGGCGGCCTTTGCGGATGGAGTCGAGATCTTCCATGGCGACGCGGCGGCCCTGGAAGCTGACATCCTTGCCCAAGAGAATGGCGGTTTCGGCGGCCAGATAGGCCGCATACATGTCGGTGGCTGTGCTCATGGCGGGCCAGCCTACGCGCCCGCCTGTCTCATTTACAGGGGGAAAAGGAGACTATTTCAGGGGCGCCGCCTCGCCACCGTGGCCACCACCCACTGGGGCCGCCGGGCTGCTGACGCCGATGCTGGGTGCCCCTGGCTTGCCACTCCTGCCCCGGGGCCTGGCACCGCCGACGATGCGGTACAGGTGCGCGCGGCTGATGCCGTGGCGCTGCATCACATCCTTGGCATTCACGCCATTGAAGTCGCGCAGGATGGCCGCGTTGCGCTCGCTTTTGTCGGGCGCAGGGATCCACAGCTCTTGCCCGCCATGCCGCTCGCGCAGCCCGCGCACGATCTCTTGCGCATGGATGGTGGCCAGCGTTTCGTTGAGGCCGATGCGCTGGCGAATGATCTCCACAAAGTCGTGCTCCAACTGGATGGCGGCGTCTTCGGTCTGGGCGGTGGTGTGGTGCGTCATAGTGGGCATGCAGTTCATAGGCGGGCGCTCCATTCGTCGGAGGCGACGACTGGGCGGCGTTGGGCTGGTCGAGCGGGGGATGCTGGCTTGACTGGTGGCTGTTGATCACTATCGTTTTGATAGCTGTCAGCGCTTTTTGCTACTGCGCTTGGAGCGCTTTTCGCCTCAATTTGCACGGGCTGGCTGAACAAGTCCACTGGCGGCTGCACCGCAGCCTCCAGGCGGGACCACTGGGCATCGGTCCACTTGTGCATGTTCTGCCCCATGGCAGCGTGCAAGGCGTAGTTGCGGTTGTCCAGCTGCTCATTGCGGGGACGGCGCTTTACCCACTTGTATTGGTCACGGCCCTGCACCTTGGCCAGAATGCGCTGCTCTGCGGTGAGCTGTTCGTAGAACTCGCGCGGCAGCTCGTCGCTGAAGTGGAGGTAACCTGGGCCTGGCTTCTCGATGGCGAGCTGGCCCAACAGCAGATCTTTGGCCTCATCAACCCCCACACGCCAGAGCTTCACACCGCGCTGCACCTTGCGCCCGCGCCAGTTCACTTCCTTCAAACTGCTAGGACCAACGATTGGCACGTTGTCATCGCCCTTGATGGCGCGCAGGTTGGGCAGCAGGTGTTGGGCCTTGCTGACCCAGTTGTAGACTGCCTGTGTCTGGTCTGAGCTGTCAATGCTGGTGGCGCTGATGCCGAGGCTGCCACCGTGCCACTCCTGCACATACCGCTTCTGCAGGTGCTGGGTGACGGCATCCCATTCATCATCCACTGCGGGGTTGCCATCGATGTCGATCACATCGACCACCCATGACTCCATGCCGCGCCCCCAGGCGTACACGGTGATTTCCCAGCGGTTGCGCTGCACGTCCACGCCGGCGGTGAGGTACAGGCCACCCTTGGGCACGGTGCAGAGCTTGTAGGGCTCTGCCCGGGCCTGCAGGGCGTGTTCGTCAGTGCGCTCGCCTGCCAGCTCCCAGGTCTCGCCCAGGGTTTCGTTGACGAAGAGCTGCATGGGGCCGACTTCGCCCGCCTCCAGGGCTTTCAGGGCGTTCTCGAACTCGACCACGATGTCGGACCATGCGCGCTGCGGGCTGTAGGCCGTCCACACGTGCACACCGAGGGTGCGCGGCGGGTTGCAGGGCATGCCCTTGCTGTCGCGCCAGATGCGGTCGGTGCCGTAGCGCTTGCCCGTGCGCTCACACACCCAAGCGCCCGAGAGCGGCACACCGCCAGCAAGGTAGTCGGCCTGGGTGATAGATGCGCGGCAGTGCGGACAGACGTGGTGCACAGTCTCGGGCTTGCCGCGCGTCCACTTGAACCCGTGGGCCAGGTTCTTGCCGCCCCAGATCAGGGGGTGCTCCAGGCCGCAGCGTGGGCAGTCGATGCGAAAGCGCACCATGCCCTCGGCGTTGTCGCATGCGCGCTCGACATGGCACAGGCCTTTGAGGCGCGGGGTGCTGCCGCCGACGAACTTGGGGTATGGCGCGCCCTCCAGGCGCCCCTTGGCCAGGCCGCCTGGGTCGCCGGACTTCTCGATCTGCTGGTCGAAGGCTGACCATTCATCAAGGATGGCCACGGCCACGGTGATGCGGCGGTATGCCCGGGCGGCCTTGCCACCCAGCAGGTGCAGCACGCTGTCGCGGAAGGGCTTGAACTTGATCGTTTCCTCGGTGGAGCGGCCGAGCTTGCGCGCCTTGTTGATGGCGGGCACGCCGGTCAGGGGGTCGAGGAGCGGGTCGATTTCGCTTTTGACGTAGCTGTCGCGGTCATCATCGGTCGGCTGCCACAGAGCCTGCTTGCGGCGTCGGTGGGCGATGTTGTAGGCCACGAAGGCGGTGACCATCTTGGTGTAGCCCACGCGCTTGGCCTTGCGCACCGCCAGATCCTCGATGCGGTCATCGCTCATGAAATCGAGAATGCCCACCTGGAACGCCCAGGCCTCCCAGGCGCCCTTCTGGTGGCTGCTCTCGCCCGCCAGCTTGAAGTGGTCGCGCGCCCAGTCGCCAAGGCGCTGTGGCAGCTCAGCCCGCAGGCTGTCCAGGCCCATGCGCACTGCCGCCTTGATGGCGGCGGCTGTCTCGGCGTGCAGCACGGGCATGGTGGTCATGCGGGCATGCCCTCGCTGTACGACTCATCCTCGCCATCGCCTTCGGCCAGCATGGCGTCCACGCTGTCAGCCACCAACCGCTCGGTGGAGCGGATCCACTCATTGCGGGCGGAGGCAATCACCTGCAGCACGGCGGTCTTGGCTTCATCGGGCAGATCGGGGCAGGCCTTGCGCAGCGTGCCCTCCAGCTGGTCGAAGCGGTCCACCACGGCGCTGGAGGCCTGGCCCAGCACATCGGCCAGCAGGCCCACCGGGGCGAACTCACGGCGGGCGACGGCGTTTTTGATGGCCTGGCCTTCGCGCTGCTCGCGGGCGAGCGCGGCGCGCTCCTGCACCAGGTCGAGGCCGTAGGTTTCGCCCAGCCGTCCCGCTGCCTGGTCGCGCAGGCGCTCGCAGTAGGCCACCAGCCACGCGGCAGCGGTATCACCGCGCGCGATCACGCCCTCGCTCACCATCTGCGACACACGCGCTTCGCTCACCCCGACGATCTGGGCGAACTCAGCCTGCGAAATCACCTGGTCGAGCACTGGCAAAACCTTCACTTCGCACCCCCATGCGCTACCAAATATGGAGCATCAAAGCCATACACCATATTCACTTAACCCCCTTAGCGACCACCCGCAACAGTCCGACAGGGCGGCTCGAATTACCCGCACTCGACCCCTCCCGGGAGGACCCGGACACACCCCGGGGGGTGTTGCGCATCGGCCACAGTCGGCGGGCGCGCGTCACGCCGCCACCCCCTGCGCCTGGGCCTCGACAGCCGCGACCACCTCGCGCTCATAGGCCTCGAACAGACGCCACTTGTCGCTGTCCCATGGGCCGATGCCCACATGCACGCCCATGGCCTCGACACCACTGCGCGTGTCCCGCCAGTTCGCAGGGATGGTCTGGGCCTGCGACGGCGCCAGCGCCGTGTCCAGCCAACGGCTTTCGCGCAGCCAGCGCAGCATGGACGGGCAGGCCTTGCCATCGTCACGGCACAGCACGCTGGCCTGTGACGCTGCCGCAGCCAGCAACACCGCGCTGGTCACCGTGCCATCGGCCTGCAGCGACTGCACCAGCTGCGCCACCTCGACCAGGCGAGTGCGCCGCTTCTCGGGGAAGAACGCACCCAGCGCCGTGGCCGTGGTCATGGCCGCCGCCGATGGCATGCTCACCACACCCTGGGCGACATGCCCCCCCTGCTGCTCCTGCACTCCCCCGCCCTGCCCCTCGGGCCCTGGGCCTGGAGAATCCTCGTGCGCCGCACCCGCCCCCCCTGCAGGGGGGTTGGGGGGTTTTATATGGTTATGGTTCTGGTTCTGGGTAGCCGTGCCACTGCCGTGACGTTGTGACACTGTCACCGTGCCTGTCACGGCAGGCGCCGTGACACTGGGCGTGACGCTATCGGCGCCGGGAAGTGCAATGCCATGCTGCGCACACAAGGCCCGCAGATCACCCATCCTGCTGTTCCACTTGACCGCGACACCCGCCGCTTTCAGTGCAGAAAACATAGCAGACCGCTCAGCACGGCTGCGGACTTGGCGCTGTTTCTCATTGGACTTCACCACGCCCGCGTCAGCCTGCGCCGCCTTGAACTTGGCAATCTCCCTGTCGCAGCGGTGATGCGTCCACAGCCCGCCATCCTGCTGTTCAAAGAACTCATCCAGTACAAACTGCAGCGCTGCGATCTCTTCAGCGTCACGGCACAGCAGCCGTTTCGCCAGCCGGTCGAAGTCGCTGCCGTCCAGCGGCGACTCACTGTCGTAGTACATATCGAGAGCGTCACGGTAAATGGCACGCTCCAGCCGTGACAGGTGCCGTGTCGCTGTGTTGAAGTCACCGATGTGATGTGGGTAGTGATTCACAGCACACCCCCCACCGCACCCAACCCGCCCAGCTCACGCCGCAGGATGTGCACCTCATCAGGGCTCAAAGGGCACCCGCCCTCATCGCCACTGAACGGCCCGCCACGAGAGCGGCTACCCGCCACATCGCGCACCGCCGCCTGGGCCTGCGAAGCCTGCAACGTCAGCGGGCACACGGTAGCCGCAACCCAGCGGGCGGCGGCCTGATTGTTTTTGTTCTGATCAGACATCAGCCGACTCCCACTCATAGCCCCGCCGCCTTGTAAATACGCGCACGAATCAGCGACCCGAACTGCTGCTCGATGGTCCCGATTCGAGACTTCATGCTCATGTCGATCTGTGGCTTGTAAGAGGCGCGCCGCACGAACATCAGCACCGGGCGAACGTCGGCCCCTGTCTTGCCAACCACAGCCCAGATGCCCGGGGCCAGGTTGGAAGCGCGCTCGTCGTATTCACCGCGGCGCGTCATTCGGGCACCGCCGCGCAACTTGCCGTAGGCCACGAAGTAGCGGCGGCCAATGCTCTTCTTGCTGCCACGCTCCAGCGCACGCTTGGTCTTGTCCTTCATGTTGGACTTGTAGCCCTGCTCACCGAAGGCCTGAAAGTACGCGATCAGCTGCACCAAGAACGGCCCGCGCAGGTTTCCGTTTCCATCGTCGCTGCCGGGGAAAGGCTTGGCGGGTATCGCGGTCTGCATGCCCCTGGGCAGGATGCCCACTCGCATCAAGGCGTTTTCGCTGCGCTTGTTGCGGCGCTCCCCGCCAAACTCCAGGGCCTGCAATATCTGTTGCGGGTCCACACCCACCTTGCCGCCCTTGGTTCCCAGCTTGCTGCCATAGGTGGGGCCGACCGAAATGGTGAGGTTGTCAGGCGTCGCGCGCTGCACCAGCCGAACGCTGTTGAGCACAAATGGTGTGACGCGATCCACACGGGATGACAACTCCTGCTGCATGGCGGGTTTCAGGTAGGAATTGGCTCCGACATTCAAGCCAGTAGCCATTTCCTGCCGTGCGACAGAACCAGCCAGACGCAGAAGCGCCTGCTGAATTTTCTCGCTGCCAGTCACCTTGATATTGAGATTCATACATCACCCCGCTTCGGCACCCGCCCCGCCACAAACGCATTGCCCGCGTTGATGTGCCCCATCAACTCCTGCACCAGGTGCTGCACCCGCTTGTGGCCGTTGGGGGTTACCGGGCGGTCGTGGCCTGCCTCTTCCTGCATGGCCTTGGCCAGGTCGCCAAACATCTGCGCGCCCGTGGCCAGGAACTCGGCCACGCTGCCCACCTGGGCGGGGTTGACTCGCACACACACATAGCCCTCGGCAGCGGCCAGCACCTCGGTGGGCGCAATGCAGCCGGTGGCGTGCTGGATCATCTGCAGCTCACTCACCGACAGGTGGTGCGTGTCAGTGAACAGGCTCACCTTCTTTTGCAGCGTGCTGGGCGACATGCCAATGCTCTTGGCCACCCGCTCCAGCCGCCCCTCCAGCAGGGCGCCCACAGCCACCAGCACATCGGGCCGGGTGGACGGTACCGGCTCACCTTCGCCATAGGCAAAGGCGCGCGGAATTGAGACAGTTGCTCTCATGACGAATCAAACCTCCAGCTGCTCAGCGGCAGCACCAACACCCACCGCCGCCCACCCCCTGCCCGACCGCGTGGCGGCGCTGGAGCTGCTGGTGCAGCAGATGCTGTTTGTGATGGACGCACAGGGCACCCTCACCATCGAAGACCTGGGCCACTGGCTGGACACCGCCGCCAGCCGCATGCGCGCCACCGGCAGCGTGCCGCCCGCGCCGCTGCGGGCCCTGGAGGCACTTACCGACATGGTGTGCGAATGACCCCCGTAGAAAGCACCCCGCCACGCCACCGCACGAAGCTGCGCGCACTGGCCTGCGCGCGCAGCACCTGCGAATGGAAATGGAATGGTCCGGCAGCGCGGCTGTGGGCGCGGCGGGGTGGCAAAACAGAAATGGGGGCCCGCCCTGCCCTGGCATACGATGGAAGCTCTCACACAACCAACGCCAGAGGGGGCGTACATGAACAGAATGGAGACAAGACGCAGCAACAACGTGCTGCGTTGCGTGGACGACCAGGGCCGGGAACAGCTGGTGACGCAAACACTGGAAGAGGGCCGGTTATGGACCGTGCACAACACCTGGAGCGACTGGGGAACACGGCAAGAACTGCTCATGCTGGGCCCGCAGAAGGTTCTGCGCCTGAACGCAACCGAACTGCGCATAGAGAGCTCAGGGGAACGACTTCTGTTGGAAGATCGGCCCTCGGCAGCGGCGCCTCCGACTTGAGACGCAACTCGAACTGCTCGATCAGCCCCTGCACCACTTCGCCCTCCCCCTCTCGAATCAAACGGTGCACTTCCACGGTCGGGAAATCACCACCGATACAGGTGATCCTGAATCCTGTGACAGTCCCAGGATCAATTCCAAGCGCACGCATCAGCGGACCGCCAAAGGCAGCGGCTGTTTCGAGCCTTACGGCTTTTTCATCGTCAGACATGGGCCACCTCCTGCTCAGCAATGCGCCGTTCCACATAGCTACGCTCTGCAGTAGCCATCACGAACGCCCAGAGGCTGGGCGCAAACACCCACCAGCACCCGAACCAAGCAAGCATGCCCACCTGGGCAATGCCGCTCAGGCGGAAGAACCAACGCAGCAACACCGGCGCACTACGGGTCAGGCGCTTGGGCTTGGCCGCCACCACGATGGTGAACACAACCGCCACAAACCAAGACCACACCGCGAACAGATTGCCCGCGCCCTCACTGCCACCCAGCAGCCATGCCAGCAACGCGGCCCAGGAGGCGACGCACAGACCCAAATTGACGGGCAGATGCCGCCAGCAATAAGGATCGATCGGCAAATTGCCAGCACCAGAAACGCTTTCAGTGGACATCAGAACCCCCTAGTGAAAGTGAAAATTGATAGCACCCAGCGCAATACACACCAGCGCTTCGGCGACGTTTGGCGGGCACCCGCAATCGAAAGACAATGTGCTTCTCACTTCAAACCATCTTTCGAGAGGGATGCCCATGACTGGACTGCTCGACAACCATCAGGTCGATATTTCCTGCGCCAAGTGCGGCCACAAGTTCAAGGAGACGCTGGGACGGCTCAAGAACAACCCGGTGCTCAAATGCTCCCGCTGCGGCACCAGCATCCAGATCGATGCGGGTGGACCAAAGGGCCTCGCTACTGGACTCAAAAAGATGGACAACGCCCTGGCGGACCTGCAGCGGAGCGTCAAGAAGCTGGGCAAGTAAAGCCTGCGCTGCACTCGTATCCACGGAGAGCGTCATGCTGACGCGCGGCTCAGACATGGGCCACCTCCTGCCCCGTGTGGAGCGCTTCGGAATTGATAGCTGCTGGCGCTTGCTGGGCAGGCGCCGGGGCTTGCCCTTGCGCCATCACCTCCAGCCAAGTGGCATCGATGTGATCGCGCAAAAAGTACGCCGCGTACTCGGGGTCGCGGTGAATCCGGTCGTGCTCCGCGAGCAGCACACCGTCCTTGGCCCAGACCTGAAGCACAGGCCGCTTGCGGTCGCCCTCACCCCGCTCACAGTCCACCAAAACAACCTCAACCACCCTCACGCAATGGGGGGCATGTGCATATGAATTCATTGGAAAAAGTCCTTGCGAACTGCAGCCAGATCGAGGCCACGCTGAAATACGCCGCTGCAGGGAGCGACGTGCAACGCCTCAGAGAAATTGAAAAGCTGTGCAGCGAGATGACCGCCAACAGCGACCCCTACATCAGCCGCAACGCCAGCAGCCTGGCCAGCAAAGCCCGCCAGTTCTTCGGGCCACGGCGCGATGTGACCGCCACCGACGAAGGGGCCGCACGCCTGCTGAACGAAATGCGCCTGAGCTTGCTGGGAGCGCTCCGAGAGCAAGCGACATTGAAGCTGAGGGAGCAGAAGCCGTGACATCAAGCCACCTCCTGCACGACTTCGCGCGCTTCGGAATTGATAGCTGCTGGCGCAGACGCATCAACAGCGTCCGGCTCATACCTGCGCAAACGCTCCAGCAGCTCGGCAACGATGCCGCGCAGGCGCTCCGCCTCTTCGTGCTCGGGCCAGATGTCGTGCCAGTCGTTGGGGCGCAGGTCGCGGCGGGTGACGGCGCCACCTGTGATGCCCTCTATACGCACGCACTGCTTGGCAGCAACATCGCGGCCACCATCTGCGCGCTTTCGAAGCCATTGCCCAACTGCTGCAGAAGAAACACCGAGCAGGCCAGCGAGAGCGCGCTGGCTACCTGCACTCTTGATTGCGCGATGCACAGCATCGATTCGAACTGCTTCCATGGCTGCGCATAGTAAAGCATTGATTGACTTTGGTAAAGCATTGCCCAGTCAATCAGTGCCCACCTACGATAAAGCAATGCTTTCAACGTCTGCAGGTCTTGCCAAGAAACTCGCCACAGCCCTTCATGAGGCCCGGCTCAGCCAAGTGATGGTGGCGAACGCGTGCGGAGTGACCAAGCAGGCAGTGCAGGGCTGGCTACGGACTGGTCGGATTGATAAGAAGCACTTGCCGAAGTTGTCCGAAATTAGTGGCAAGCCTTTGTCATGGTGGCTGGATGCAAACAATTCAGAAATTGATCGCGCATCCATCGCAAAGGATGAAATCAACGAAGAGCTCGCTCCTTATCGTGTCTCTGAATGGCCCTTTCGAACCATAACGGCCGCCGATTATTACTCCCTTTCCGATTATCAGCGCGGGATGATCGAGGGCTATATCAAATCGCAAATTAAAGATGCACTAGAGGTAAAAAGTCAGGAAAACAAAAACGCCGCCTAGTAGAGGCGGCGTGATCATTCCATTTCCAAGACCTTATTCGAGTTGATGAGGCCCATCACTCAAGAGCAATCTCCAGCTTGTTGGTGGCTCGATCAATTTTTTGCTTCGCCTCACCAATCCTCTGCATGTAGGTGCGCTCTGTATCTGTCGGCATCGGCATTGCAGCGTCGAAAGCAGCCGCCCACTCAAGCCGCCATTCAATTAATTCTGGCGGCGGCTTCTTTCCTTTAAACATTCCCTTAACCTCTTCATAGTAGGTTTTGGTTTGGTCTTTTCCCATTGCTGTGCATTCGGCGGCGCGATTTTGGTCTATCGATTTCCCATTTCTCATTTCCATAAAATCAGCTCGCACTCCATATGAGCAACCAACCAAGGCCACATCCAGCGTGCGGTTGCCCGCCTTGACTGCGCTGATTTCTTGCCCTCCAGCGTGTGCAAGACACGAAGCCAAGCCAAGCACCAACATCAACAACCCCTCTTTCATAGTTCCTCCTAAGGTTTGCGCAGGCATCGCTCCAATAGCGGCCGGTTGCGCACCAATGATGGCAGAGCGGTCCGCCATAGAAAAGCAATCAATGCTTTACTTTTGAAAAGTAATGCTTTACTATTTCCTCCACACGCCACCCCGGCGCCCTGGAGGAACGATGCAGACCACCGACCCAGCAGCCCAAGCCCTGCTACGCCGCGCACGCCGCGGCATCCTGTTCTCAGCCATCAATGGCGCACTCGACCGTTTTCACTTCTGGCAGGGCGTGGCATCAGCCGCAGAAGACATCATCAACGGCAACGCACTGCGCATGGCCGCAAATGACGCCAGCAACCTATCCGATCAGGAGCAAACAAGCCTTGAGGCTGCTTGGGCCGCTCTGCCCGTAGGCGTGAAACACCTCACCATGGCCGACGTGCAGCAGCTGCTCGCCGCCCAGGGCATCGAGTCGGCCGCCGATCTGGTCGCCCACCGCGATATCGGTGCTGGACAGGTTCTCAAAAACAACGAAGTCGCCCCCATCGCCCAACTGCAGGACGAACATGCCCTTGCGCGGGCTGATGTGGGTAACGGTACCGGTCTGCATTGCATGGCCTCCAGTGCTGGCAAGGCTGCCATGGTAGGCCAGCAAGGCGGTGCAGCATGAACGTCACCCTCAACCCCAACGGCAGCTACGTGCTGACCGCAGAGACAGAGGCCGACCGCGACCTGCTGGACTGCATCCACATCGACGGCACGCAGGCCATTGCCCGCATTGCCACACACCGCACGCCGCAGGGCCCGGGCTGGATCACCACCGGCATGACCCTGGCGGTGGACCGCATGCACCCCCAGGCGCTAGAAGCCCAGTCGGGTCGCCAACTTCTCCGCGCTGCGCGCGAACTGTTCCGCCTGTGCCTTGGTGAAGAGGCACTCCACCGCCATATCGGCCTCGACACCCCCAATCCAGACTCGCAGAAAAAGATCGCCGCTCTTCTCGACAAGCTCCACATCGTGCTTGAGGCTGGGATTGAGGCGGTCAGGCAGAGTGAAAGGCTCGGGGAGAAAGTTGATGCCGCCCATGGTGTCTCCAATGGTGAAAAGGCCATTCTGACGCAGCCAGGGAGTGCAGCATGACCCGCCCCACCCTGCGCCCCTTTGCCGTCCACTGCGCCGGCCTGCACTACATCGCCATGGCCGAAAGCGCCTGCATGGCCATCATCAACGCCATGGACCTGCACGGCGTGCACGCGGCCACGGCTGCGCCACTGGCCCAGGCGGTGCTGGCATGACCACCCGCCCGCAACCCCTGCGCAAGCCCACCACGCTGCCCACCCTGCGCAGCCAGAACGCCGACGCCGCCTGGACCACCGGCTGGTGGCAAGGCAAGGTGACCGGCTTCTTTCTGGGCGTGGCCTTCGCCGTGCTGATGGGATGGCTGAAATGACCAACACACACCCCGCCACCGACCGCCGCGCCCGCCCGCGCACCGGCACGCACACGGTGCCCACCTACCGCGCCTGCGCCGCCAACGCCTGCCGCCAGGGCCACAAGGCGTGCCCCACGCCGCAGGCCTGCGAGGTGGCCGACGAACCACCAGCCACCCGTGCCGAGCTGACCGGCTTTGTGCTGTGGGTGATGGTTATCGCCGTGGTCATCGGTTTTGCAGTGATTTCAGGCCATAGCGCTTGATGCGCTTGCGCTGGTAGCTATCAATTTTGATTTTCCCAACCCACTCCACAGGAGAACACACCATGAACAGCTTTGCATTCAGCCTCGGTCAAAAAGTAGTCATCAAGGCCAGCGGCGAAGAGGGCCAAGTAGTCGGCCGCGCCGAGTACGCCAACAGCTCCAACAACTACTACGTGCGCTACTGCGCCCGCGATGGCCGCGCCACCGAAGCGTGGTGGACCGAGGACGCGCTGGCCGCCGCCTGAACCAGGCCACCCCCACCCACAGGAGCACCCCATGCCCGACGACAACCTGAACCGCCACACCGACGTGGCCAACTTTCTCGGCGACATCGACGCCGGCCAATTTGAGCGCCTGTTTGGCGTGTCGCTCAGCGACGTGGCCGCCGCCGTCATCGACAACCAGAGCAAAGGCCGCATCACGCTGGACTTTCATGTGGAGCCCATCCCCGGCTCGCACCAAGTGCTGATCAAGCACAGCCTCAAAAGCCTGCGCCCCACCAACGGCGGCCGCGCCATGGAGGAATGCACCCGCAAGACCGCGATGCACGTGGGCAAATACGGCCGCCTGTCGCTGGTACCCGAAACGCAGGGCGCGCTGTTCGACCGCACCGGCACGCCCGTGGCGGCCATGCCACCCACATCACTGACACCGCCCACGCACTGACCGGCCCACACAGCCGCCAGCCATCACCCCAACCCCACCAACCAACCCAAGGGCACCACCCATGACCGAACCCACCAGCACCAACAACGCCGCCAGCACCCTCGAAGCCATCCCGGGCCAGTTCTGCACACAGCCAGCCATCAACATCACCGACGCCTTTGTCGAGGCACTGGAAGAAGGCCAGGCCATTCTGGCCGCGCACACAGCCGTCACCGCCGCCATGCAGACCGAGCACGGCATTACCGCGCTGCGCAGCGACGAGGGCGGCGCCTACGTGGTGGACCTGGAAGAGTACCAACCCCTGCGCCGCCGCCTGCGCGGCACCATGGAAACCGCCAGCGTGCGCAGCTTTGCCGAATACACCAAACAGAGCATGGACGGCGCCAGCGTGTTTGTGGATGCCAGCACCATGCGCGCCACCGCCGTGCTCAACCTGGGCGACCCCGCCGCCCCCGGCCACGCTGACAACCTCGCCCGCCTGAGCCTGCGCAAGATGGCCGCGTTTGACGCCCTCACGCAGGTCAATGGCCGCCAGCAGGGCCAGAAAGCCCTGGTCGAGTTTTTGGAGGACTGGGGCCCGCTGGTGAATGCCAAGTATTTCCACGCCGCCACTGAAGTAACACCCGGCCTGGCCCTGGCCGCGCTGCGCGACATCACCATCGACAGCGCCCGCAAGGCCAACAGCCAGGTGGAACAGCTCAGCGTGCAAAAGACCACGTTTGAACGCATCCAGGCCGACAGCAACGCCAACACGCCCACCACCATCTACTGGACGTGCCAGCCCTACGCCGACCTGCCCGAACGCACGTTTGTGCTGCGCCTGGGCATCCTCACCGGCGGCGACCAACTGGGCCTGAACCTGCGCATCCAGAACCTGGAGCAGCACACCGAGGAAATGGGCCAGCAACTGATGGGCCTGGTGCAGCAGCAGCTGGGCGACGAGCTGCCCGTGCTGCAGGGCACCTACACGCGCGGCAAGTAACCGGCCACCACACCCACCCCGGAGCCCACCATGCACCACACCGGCACCCTGTTCATGAGCAAACAGCGCCCCACCGTCGGCGCAGAGCCCGGCGGCGCCTTTCGCCTGGACCTGGTGCTGGTGGACAACATGGGCCGCAACCCGCACAACGGCCGCGACGAGAAAGAGGCCTACCGCGTGCGCTGGATCGGCCCCGAGGCGCAAGCCTTCTGGACGGCCCACAAAGCCGACCTGACCCCAGGCACCCCCCTGCACGCCGAGCTGGAGCGCCTGCGCGTGCACCCCGGCCCGCAGACCTTCCCGCCCCTGCCCGAGCTGCGCGGCTACGTCGTGCGCCTGCAGCTGGCACCCCGCCGCGCAACCAGCGCGCCCACCACTACCGAGGCGGCTACCGCATGAGCCGCAACCTCACCGTATTCAACAGCCGCTTGGGTCACATGATCGTCAGCAAATCAATCATCGAACGGCAGGCCACCGAGGCCGCGCAACAAGGCAAGAGCCTGAACGACTCCTGCCCCTACCCCTTCGCCAGCGAGGCCGGGATGCACTTCAAGGCCGTGTATCTGCTGGCGCTGCCGAAAGGCGCAGCGCAATGACCCCCTCCCACTGGATCATCACCGCCCACGGCGCCGACCAACCCATCGGCGGCCCCGCCGCCATGCTGGGCACCATGCCCAGCATCGAGGTCATCGCCCACAGCCTGGCGCAGATCAACCGCTTTACCGGCCACGCCGTGCGCCCCTACAGCGTGGCCGAGCACAGCCTGCTGGTGTGCGACATCGTGGCAGGCATGGGCCTGGGCCCTGCCGCCCAGCGCGCCGCCCTGATGCACGACGCGCACGAATGCCTGTGCGGCGACGTGGCCAGCCCCATCAAGTGGACGCTGGGCACCGCCTGGCTGTCTCTGGAGAACCCGCTGGCCCTGCTGGTGCGCAAGCACTACGGGCTGCAGGCCACCTACACCGGCTACCGCGACGCCATCAAGCACGCCGACCTGACCGCCCTGGCCATCGAGCGCCGCGACCTCACCCGCTACGACCCAGCCATCAATGCCCCTTGGGCCACTCTGGACACCCCCGGCGCCGAGGTGCGCCCCATGGACGCCGTGGACCTGAGCAGCCCCGTGCGCGTGGCCATGAGCTGGCGGCACCACCGGGATGCGTTTGTGGAGCGGTACAGGGCACTGACGGCACTGTGCAGCGGCATGGCGGGAGGGGCTGCAGCATGAACGCCGACCACAACATCGACACCCTCACATTGCAGTTTGACCCCTTCGAGGGCGACTTTGGCACACCCGGCGACAAGGTGTTTTCAAACCGCATGGTCATCGCACGCAAACCCGGCCCGTGCAGTCACTGTGGCACGGCAATCGCGAAGGGTGAGCGCATCCGTAGGCAAGAAAGCAAATTCGATGGCGAGCTGATGACGCATCGCTGGTGCGCGCTTTGCTGCATGGCGATGGCTACCTACGACAGTGAACTTGAGTCCGATGGCGACGATCTGCCGACCTACGAACAGCGCAGCCGGCTCGCGGAGCGCACCACCCCAGGGGCAGCGACATGAAAGAGCACCCCATCCTTTTCAGCGGGCCCATGGTCCGCGCGCTGCTGGATGGCTGCAAGACGCAGACGCGGCGGGCGATGAAGCCGCAGCCCACCGAATTCGTGGGCGGCCCCGGAGTGACATTGCGAGACGGATCACCCGCGCCGCTTGTGCCTTTGGACGATTCAGTGGAGCCATACGGCCGCGAGATTGTCTGCCCCTACGGCCAACCCGGCGACCGGCTTTGGGTGCGCGAGGCACACGCCGTTGACGGTAAGAAGGTGTTCTTTCGGGCTGGCCACGAAGAATCCGAAGGCGCAGGCCCCCGGGTCGATATCCGCTGGCGCCCCAGCATCCACATGCCCCGCTGGGCCAGTCGTATCACCCTGGAAGTCACCACCGTGCGCGTGGAGCGCCTGCAGGACATCAGCGAGGCAGATGCGATTGCCGAAGGCTGCACCCAGAACCACAACGGCTACTACTGGGGCGGCCCGCATCCAGTGAGCGGCCTCAAGCAGTTAGCCACGGCCAAAGGCGCGTATCAGGATCTATGGGAATCCATCAACGGCCCCGACAGCTGGGCCGCCAACCCCTGGGTGTGGGCCATCGAGTTCCGAAGGCTGCCATGACCCACCCCACCCCCGAACCCGGCAGCTACGAGGCCCGCCACCCCACCCCGGTGCAAAAAAGCGCCGCCACCCGCGCCGCCAACGCAGCCCGCCGCCGCGCCGAGGCCGCCCGCGTGGATCGCGAAGCACGCGAGCGCAGCGAGTTTCTGAACAGCCCCCACTACCGCTGCCCCGAGCTGGGCCGCAACCCGGGCCTACCCGACTCCCGGTTTACCGCCCACCACCTGCCCAGCCGCGTGGGCAACCGCCTGCACTTCCCTGACGGACGCATTGAAGAGGTACCCCAGCCATGAGAACCGCACACCGCCTGGCCAGCCTTGCCAAGCGCGCCACCCTGGCGCAACCCAAGGCCATGCCCAAGTTCTGGCGCACCAGCACCAGCCCCCAGCAGCGGCTGGATGCCCAGCTCATCCACTGGGACCTGATCGACCGCTTTACCTCCGGCAGCGCCGACCGCGCCGACCTGTGGGACTGGATGGAAACCGGCTTCACCTACTCCCAGCTGATGCGCCTGCTGGCCGAAGACGGCACCGAGTTCACCCCCGAGGCCATGGCCGCCATCAACGACCAACTCAACACCTATGAGGCCATCGCCCTGCGCCACGCCCGCACCGGCCGCGTGGGCTTCAACGCCGCCGAGCTGCTGACCGCCCGCGCCGCCGCATCGGTGTTCGACAGCCTCATCGAGCTGGACCGCTTCGGCCTGGCCGAAAAGGCCGCGATCTGGAGCACCGAGCAGATGGTGCATGTGCGCCGGAAGATGCTGCAAGAGGCGTCAGCCGCATGACCCGCGATGAAGCCTTCCTCATCCTTGACGTCGCCGACTGGCACGCAGGCAACTGGCCAGGGCTGCACGGCTACGGTGGCGAGACTGCGGCACGCATCCCGCCCGAGTCGCGCCCCACCGTGCTCCAAGGCAGTCGCGAGCAAGCCGAGGCCGAGCTGCTGCGCCTCGCTGGCCGCAACCCGCGTGGCTGCTTTGTCCTGTTCACCGCCACACACATCGCCACCCCGGTCACCTTCGCCACCCACGTCAATTTGCATGGTGTCCCGATGAGCACCAGGACCATGCATCAGCTGGCCCAAATCGACGACCTCCCGTTCTGACCACCCCATGAAACGCGACGCCTTCACCCTCCCCCTCGCCTTCCCCGGTGAGCTGATCATCGACAACTTCGCCGGCGGCGGCGGTACCAGCACCGGGCTGGAGGCCGCCTTTGGCCGCCCCGTGGACATCGCCATCAACCACGACCCCGAGGCGCTGGCCATGCACGCCATCAACCACCCGCACACCCAGCACCTGTGCGAAAGCGTGTGGGATGTGGACCCCATCGCCGTCACCGGCAACCAGCCCGTGGGCCTGGTGTGGCTGTCGCCCGACTGCAAGCACTTCAGCAAAGCCAAGGGCGGCACACCCGTGGCAAAGCACATCCGGGGCCTGGCCTGGGTAGGCATGCGCTGGGTGGCGCTGACCAAGCCGCGCGTGCTGATGCTGGAGAACGTGGAAGAGTTTCAGACCTGGGGCCCGCTGCTGGTGGGCGCCGACGGCACCGCCCGGCCCGACCCCGCCCGCAAGGGCAAGACCTTTGCCAGCTTTGTGCGCCAGCTGCGCGCGCATGGCTACGCGGTGGAATGGAAAGAACTGCGCGCCTGCGACAACGGCGCCCCCACCATCCGCAAGCGCCTGTTCCTCATCGCCCGGCGCGACGGCCTGCCCATCATCTGGCCCGAGCAGACCCACGCCGCACCCACCGACCGCCGCGTGCTGGCAGGCAAGCTGCTACCCCACCGCACGGCGGCAGAGTGCATCGACTTCACCCTGCCCGCCGCCAGCATCTTCGACCGCAAGAAGCCCCTGGCCACCAACACCCAGCGCCGCGTGGCAAAGGGTCTGTGGCGGCATGTGCTGGCCACGGCCAGCCCGTACATCGTGGGCGACACCGCCGCAGCCGTGATGACCAACACCACCGGCCACGCAGGTGCTGCAGTTACCCACCCACTGCCCACCGTGGCCACGGGGGGACACCACGCGCTGGTGGCAAGCCACATCACCAAGTTCAACACCGGCGCCGTGGGCACCGGGCTGGACGAACCCCTGGCCACCATCACCGCCGGCGGCACGCCCAAGCGCCCCAGCACTGGCATCACCCAGGGGCTGGTGGGCGCGCACATGGTCACCATCGGCTACGGCGAGCGCCCAGGCCAGGACGCCCGCACCCAAGACATACGCGGCCCGCTGGGCACGGCGGTGGCCGGGGGCGTCAAGCAAGGCGTGGTGGCCGCGCACCTCACGCACCTCACCCACCACGGCGAGCGCAGCGGCCACAGCCCAGCGGAACCCCTGCGCACCATCACCGGCGCGCACCGCGGCGAGCAAGCCATGGTGGCCGCCCACCTGGTGGACATGGGCCACGGCGAAGGCGCCTGCGGCACCAAGCGATTCAGCCACGGCGTGCGCGACGTGCGCATCCCCCTGGGCACCTGCACTGCCAGCAACCCACCCAGCGCCCTGGTCACCGCCTGCCTAGAGCAAGCCAACGGCGGCTTCTACGATGGCGACGGCCGCCCGGTGAATGCGCCCACCAGCACCATCACATCCAGCGGCGCGCAGCAGCGGCTCATCACCGCCTATGCCGTCAAGTACTACAGCGTTGGCGAGAACGCCCATTCACTGAACACCCCCATTTCCACCATCACAAGCAAAGACCGCATGGGGCTTGTGCAGGTGGTGCAGGTCAGCGCGGACAGCCTGGCCCCAGAGCACCGAGCCCGCGCCCGCCAGTGCGCCGAGCTGCTGCACACCCACCTGCCCGAGCACTTCCCCACCCCGGCCGACATGGTGCTGGTGTGGCACGCGGGCAGCTGGTGGGCGCTGGTGGACATCACCCTGCGCATGCTCAAGCCCAAAGAGCTTTTCAAGGCCCAGGGCTTCCCCGAGGGATACGTGATCCACGAAATCCCCAACCCCGCCCTGCTGTTCAAAGACGGCAAGCAAGCCGCCCACCCCCTGCAGGTGCCCCGCATCCCCCTGTCAGCCACCGCCCAGGTGCGCATGTGCGGCAACAGCGTCAGCCCACCCCAGGCCGAGGCGCTGGTGCGGGCGAATTTTGGGCATGAGGCGGAGATTTATGGGAGGGCTGCAGCGTGAGCCAACAGCAAAGCCTTGCCGATGCAGCCGTCGAAACACTGGCCGCCGTGCGCTCCATGGACAACGGCATCGACCTGACCCACCCCGAGCGCCACGTCATCCGCGACCTCAAGCGCAACGCCGAGGCGCTGATCGCCGATGCCCTGCGTCGAGCGCGAGAAATGGCCTACGTAGCCGACAGCATTCGAGAACTGCACATTCCGAGAGAAGGTGACCAATCATGACAAACCAACAAGGGGCGCCAGAAGCGCTGTATGCCGCTGCCATGGAATTTGCGGCAGAGAAGGCCAGCATTTCTTATGTGCAGCGCAAGTGTCGGTGCAGCTGGAATGACGCCGAGAAAATGCTCGAACGAATGGTGCGCGAAGGCATCATCGCAACCTATGGCGGTCGAAAATCTGCCGCCCTGGTAGAGGCACAGCAGCCCGCCCCATCGGCTGCGGCGTTTGATGAGCATGGCTTCCGCGACTGGGTGCTGCGCAACATGCCTGATGACACGATCATTGGCAGCAGTGCATGGTGGGCAGACCACCTGACGGCGTGGGCAAAGCGCTTTGTAAATGCCGCACCCCAGCCCTCCCCCACGCCCCAGGCAGACAGCGCCCCCGTGGCTGCGCCAGCCGACACTGTGGTGCTTGAGGCAGCATTGCGCGCAATCCATCAGGCCATCGATCTGATTGGCGAACCGGATACCGAGCGCTTGCGCACTGTGCGTCGCGTGCTGCGAGGCGCGGTCGTTGTGGCCGAGGACAGCACCGCGCCCCAGGCAGACAGCCAGCCTGCCGTACAGCAGTGGAATGACCTAATAGGGAAGGAAACTCACGCCGATGCGGATGGGCTGCTATTTTGGCGCGACGAGGTGGACTTTGCCATCCCCACGCCCCAGGCAGACAGCCAGCCAGCGCCAACATATTCAATCGACGCTGACGCCCAAGGCATTCGCGCAAGAGTGGCCGAAGCAATTACGGGAGCGTTGGCATTTGGGGCGCAGGGCACCAACTCACCGCCAGCCGGGCATTGGCTTGCACCTTTCTGGGATGCCGCCAACGCCGACCGCGCAGCGCGCGCCCCGGCAGACAGCGTGACGGCACCAGCGGGTGGAGTGGTGGCAGCGCGGCAAGGCGCGGGGTCATTCGGCAGACCGTGCAAGGTTGGAGGCCCATGCGTTGCTAGTGCAACGTCAGCATGTGCGTGCAGCGAACTTGTTGATACTGACAGCAACGACACCGCCGCAGCGCCCACCCCACCCGCCCAGGCGGCAGACAGCGTGCTAGAGGATGCGGACCCGATCCGAGCGCTGATTGCAGAGCACGCCGCAGTCCTTGACCAGAACGAGTCGGCCTACTTCGAGCTGTGCTACCACCGCGCGACCGGCTGGATGGCTTGGATCACCGACAAACCCCTGTGCATGCCTCCCGTGGTCAACCCGGACCGCAAGGTGCTGGCGCAGGGCCAAGGCGATACCGCTGACGAAGCGTGCCGCGACGCAGCCCGCAAGCAAGGAGGTGCGTGATGGGCTACTCAATCGGCTATGACAATAATCTCAAGCGCGACGTAGGCTACGGCGTGCCCGCCATCTGCGAACACCCAGACTGCAACGAACAAATCGACCGGGGGATGGGCCACGCCTGCGGCGGCGGCTTCCCGGAAGACGGCTGCGGGCGCTACCTCTGCCCCATGCACGGCGGCGGCTGCAGCGAGTGCGACGCCTGCGCGGATGGGCAACAACCATACCCACTCAAGCCCGACCACCCCGACTGGATCAAGCACAAGCTGACCGACGCGAGCTGGGCGGAATGGCGGGCGCAGAACCCCGAATGGGTAGCAGCCCATGGAGGAAGCACGCCGTGACCGACCCCACCAAAGACCACAGCCGCGTCACCCCCGAGGGCCGCGCCATCGGCGCCCAGTGGGTGCGCTTGGTGGAGCCCACCATCGCCCACCTGGTGGCCCAGGGCGAGCCCGACGAACGCTGCAAGTCCTGCGCCTTCCGCCTGGGCACCGTGCCAAACGGCTGCCTGCAAACCATGGCAGACGTGACCAAGGCCGTGCTGGAGCAAAAGCCCTTCGCCTGCCACGTCAACCACTACGCAGACGGCACCCCCAAGCTGTGCGCGGGCTGGCTGGCCAGCCAGTGGGGCGCCGCAGACCGCCCCGCCATTCCCTGCGCCTGGGAGTTTTCGCCGCCGGATGAGGAGCAAGCAGCATGAACACCTTTTTCGCCCTCATGGCTGAATACGGCACCGCCCAGATCCCCGTGGAAAAGTGCGCCAGCCTGTTCGGGCTTGCCCCCAAGAAGGCCGAGGAGTACGCCGGCCGCCAGCGCCTGCCCGTGCCCGCCTTCCGCATCGGCTCACAAAAAAGCCCGTGGCTGGTGGACGCACACGAGCTGGCCAAGCACCTGGACGCCGTGAAGGAGCAGGCCCGCAAGGACTGGGAGCGCATGAAGACAGCCGAGGCCGAGACCGCGCCCTAGCGCTCCGGCACGTTCTCAGGCCGCAGGTGCGTGTAGCGCTTCAGGGTGGCCCAGCTTTCATGCAACGTGAACTGGGCCACCTCCTGTATTGAGTAGCCCCGCTCAAACAGCCTGCTGGTAGCCTCATGCCGCAGGTCGTGAAAGTGCAGGCCCTCGATGCCCAACAGCTTGCATGCCCTGGTGAATGCAGCACTCACCGACTTTGAATTGAACGGAAACACCAGCGCCGCCGCCTCGCCCGCCGCCTTGGGCTGGCGCTCAATGATCTCCACCGCCGCCGCCAGCAGCCGAAAGCTGCGCCGGTTGCCCTTTTTGTGGCGGGGGTGCTTCACATCGTCCAGCCAGGCCACGCCGTTGGCCTTGTCCACATCGGCCCAGCGCAGGGTGCAAATCTCCTCCTGCCGCCGCGTGGTGGCCAGCGCAAAGCGCATGATGTCGGCCATGGGGATCTCAGACCGCGCATCGCGGCTCTCAAAATGGGCCAGCAGCTTGGCCTCCTCATCGGCCGTCAGCCTGCGCGACCGCTGCCGCGACTTGGCCACCACCCGCACGCGCAGCAGCTCTTCGCGCGCCCTGTCCAGCGCCACCAGCGGCCCCGGTAGGTCACGCGCCACGGCCGCATGCATGAGCACCTGGCGCAGCCAGATCAAGTCATTGAGCACCGTGGCCGGGCCCGCGCCATCCACAGACCGCCGCAGCCGGGCATGCTCCATAAAGTCCTGCGCCGTCAGCTTGGTGGCATCCCTGGCGGCAATGTCCGAGGCTTTCAGCCGGTTCACGTCAGCCGTCTTGCTACGCCCCCAGGTAGTCACGTTTTTGGCCGCGCTGACATAATCCCCGATCAACGTTTCCAGCGTCACCCCCTTGACCAAGGGCTTTCCGCTGGCGCGCACAGCCTCCAGCTCAGACTCCCGGCGCCGCTTCCACTCCTCAGCCAGCACCTTGCGGCTGAAGGTTTGCGCCTCGCTGTGAATCACCTTGCCATCCCGCTTGATGCGGATCTGCGCGGTGTAAGAGGTCGTGCCGTCGGCGCGCTTGCGCGCAGTGATAGTGCCCATGAGGTACGGTGCTACAAGCCCAAATTTGTAGCACTCACTGTAGCACCGCCAGCCAAAAAATCAGGAAAAACGGGGCCAAACGATGGAAAACCAGACAACGCAGAAATGACCGAGAACACCGCCCAAAGCCTTGCACAGCAAGGAAACCCGCACCAATACAGCCCCTGGCGCATGTCCATCGCCCCCATGATGGACTGGACTGACCGCCACTGCCGTTACTTTCACCGGCTGCTGACCCGCCAGACTCTGCTGTACACCGAGATGGTGAACGCAGGCGGCATTCTGTATGGCGGCACCGAGCGCCACCTGCGCTACAACGCCGAAGAGCACCCCGTGGCCCTGCAGCTGGGCGGCAACGAGCCCGACAAACTGGCCCAGGCCGCCAGGCTGGGTGAGGAATGGGGTTACGACGAAATCAACCTGAACTGCGGCTGCCCCAGCGATCGCGTACAGCGCGGCGCCTTTGGCGCCAGCCTGATGAAGGCCCCCCAGCTGGTGGCCGACTGCGTGAAGGCCATGAAGGACGTGGTAAGCGTGCCCGTCACCGTCAAGCACCGCATCGGCATCGACAAGGTGGAGGACTACGGCTTTGTGCGCGACTTCATCGGCACCGTGGCCGAGGCGGGCTGCATCGTGTTCATCGTGCATGCGCGCAACGCGTGGCTGCAGGGCTTGAGCCCGAAGGAAAACCGCGACATCCCTCCCCTGCGCTACGAGGTGGTGCACCGCCTGAAGGCCGAGTTTCCGCAGTTCACCATCGCCATCAACGGCGGCATCACCGCCGATGACGTGGTGCAAGAGCAGCACCTGGACGGCGTGATGATCGGCCGCGAGGCGTATCACAACCCCTGGTGGCTGGCCCGATGGGACCAGCTTTACTACGGCGGCGCCCCCTGCCCCCTGACCCGCGAGGCAGTGGAACTGGCCATGGTCGAGTACATGGAGCGCGAAGCCGCGCTGCATGGCACCCCCTGGCCCCACATCGCCCGCCACATGCTGGGCCTGCGCCACAGCCTGCCCGGCGCCCGCATCTGGCGCCAGGTGTGGAGTAACCATCTGCTCAAGGACCGCCCCGCGCGGGAGGTGCATGCGCTGGCAATGCAGGCCTATGCGAGTGCTGCGCCCGAGCAGCAAACAGAGCCGGGAGCGCTGGCAGCAGCAACTACTTAATCAACCGCTCCACCCACGCCGCCAGCGGCTCAGGCCGGCCGAACAGGTAGCCCTGCAGGCACTCGCACTGGCTCTCGACGAGAAAATCGGCCTGGGCGCGTGTCTCCACCCCCTC